ATGTCGAAAAAGCCAAAAAGCGAAGAAGAACAGCGTGGTAACGCATGGGCATTTATATTATATCCTGAATCCGCCCCCGAAAATTGGCGTTCAATTTTAGATTCTTTTTATATCGAATGGATAGAAAGCCCACTACACGATAAAGACATTAACGAAGTGGACGAAGAACAAAAAAAATCACATTGGCACATATTACTACTTTTTGACAGCTTAAAGAGCTATGCGCAAATAAAACTAATTACAGATAGCCTAAACGCTCCGCGACCATTAAAAGCCCATAGCCCAAAAGGAATTGTGCGGTATATGATTCACTTAGACAACCCCGAAAAATATCAATACCCCGCAAGCGAAATAATAGCTCATGGCGGTGCGGACGTTCCCGCAATGCTGAAAATGACATTAACGAATAAATATGCTCTAATTGGCGAAATGCGGGATTTTATATCAGACCACAATATAACTGAATTCTACATGCTATTTGATTATGCAATAAAAAACAGGGTAGAGGATTGGGCACCGTTGCTCTGTGAAAGCTCCGCATATGTAATCACAGAATACATAAAGAGTTTTAGAAACGCTTCAAACGGCAGAATAAGAGCGGTTAAATACCCAGACCCAAGACAAAATCGTGAATCTGAAAAAAAAGTGTTGACAGAATCAAAAAAGCCATGGTAATATTATCTCAAGTTTTGGGATTAAAATCCCAAACAGTTCTTTGAAAACTGAATAGGGAGGTGACCTATAGTTTACATAATATTAGGCTCGGATTGATTGGGGCTGATATTATGACAAGACCTAGAATAAAAACATCAAAAGAATTGTTATTACAAACTTACGAAGAATTACAAGATTGGTATGCAGTAGCTGCATATTTGGGATTATCTAAATCAACCATATATAGACGATTGGAAGAGTTTGGCATAAGCAAAATCGATAAGCATAGTTATTATACAAATAAATAACTTCCGATAATTAATATTATGGGATAAAAATCCCAATACCTAAAAGCAACAAGTAAAAATAATAAAGCGGGATAAAAATCCCAAAAAGGAGAAAAATGCATAGATTAACAGAAAAGCGCGCTCGCGTGATGGCAATACAAATAGCTGTTGAAGCTCTTAATTCAGCTGCTACTAAAGAAGCCGAAGCCCATAAAAGATGTTCAGCTGGAAGTTCTTGTGACGAAGCATATATTCACCAAATTAATTATCAAATTTATAAACAAAAAGTAGAGGAGTTATTAAAATGATTTATACAGGATTTGCAACAGTAAAGGGAATTAACGAATCAAAAAAAGGTAATACGTATATTAGTTTCAAGCCTAGAGGGGAAGAATATAGTAAGTCTGCCCTCGTTCCCGATTCAATGGACATATCGGGTTATATTAAAGGTGACCGAGTAGAAATAGCATGCAATATAGAACTTGGCGAAATGGGAAGATATCCATACAATAAACAGTGGTGGAGGCTCGAACTGCTTGAAATAGTTCCCTATGAAGAAGATAAAGACGCAGAAGAGGAATAAAAATGGTTGTTATTATTCTAGGTCTGATTCTTATAGTTTTATTTAAACTTCACAAATACACAAAAAACCCCTATAAATTAGAATTTGTTGTTGGCGGTAAGGGTTCGGGAAAATCTTTATTGCTGGCTCGTAAGGCAACAAAACATAAAGGCTTTGTTTATTCAAATATGGACGTCGGTATTCCGCTTAATGAAGAATACTGGCTAGACGAATACCCGCCCAATAGTCTTATAATGCTTGATGAGGCAGGGCTTGAGCATAATAACCGCAATTTCAAAAGTTTCTCTAAAGAGGCAACGGCATGGTATAAATATCAACGTAAAAATAAGCTTCATGTCGTTTTAACCTCTCAAAGCCTCGACATCGATAAAAAAATCCGCGACCTGCTAGACAGCCTTGTAATTGTTCGCCGTATGTCGTCAATATTCGATTTTATCTATTATGGCAAAAGGTATAAAAATGTTGTTACCATGGTTGAAAAGCAAGACGGCGGTCAAGAACTCGGAAACAGCGAAAAGCCCGCAGGCTTGGCATTTATCTACACAATACCTAAATCAGTATACATAACAGATTATGACACATTGCAAAAGGTCAAATTAAAAGTTAAAAAATAATTAAAGTTTGGAGGGCAGGAAATATGCAAAATATTACATCACTTAAATATAGATTTTCGGTTACTAAGCAAGTTACGCTCTTAGTAGTTGTTCTTGCCCTCCTATTCTCCTTTTCTTCGTCTGCGTTGGCGGTAGATTATTATCAGAACATAACCGCAACAGGCATATCAAGTATTCCGTCTGTTTTTAATATTCATGATTATCATGATTCTATACTTCGTTACAAAAATTCACTTGGTCAATATCAGACCCAGCGTTTAAGTTCTTTTGATTATTCCGCTAGTTCTGCCGTTTCTGCTCATAATGCCTTGATTGCCGGCGGTATTTCTTGGAGCCCTTTTGATGGAGATTTTAGAACTGGCTATTGGATAGGGGATATCGAAACTCAGTCAACCTCTTTAATAAGTGTTTTGGCTACAAAAATGAATATTACTGCCCCTATGGTTAATTATTCCTCAATTGGTGGCGTTTCGGGTTTGTATTCTTTTAACTCCGATGAAAACGCCCCCCAGCTTGGCTCTTATGCTTTTACTTTGGGTTTTTTAGGTGACTCCGCAACTTATACCGTAAATATCAACCGTACTACTGGCGGACAAGGCGGTGTTTTTTATCCTTGGTCTTTGCCCTCTGTTACTGGTGAACGTCAATTAGTTTCTTTTGGTGTTGTTGGAAGGAATCAATCATTACCTTCATATTCTATGATTCCCTCTTATTTGGCAGAGGTTAAAATATTAGACGCTCCACCACCTCCGCCACCCCCCCCGCCCCCTCAACCTCCTACAGGTGGTTATTCTTCCTTTATAAGTTTTGGCGTTCCCTTGAAGGATGACAACAATAATAGTTATGTCTTATATTATGAAGATATTGTTAATCTTTTTTATACGGAATGCATAGAAAAAGAGGTTTTAAGTTATGCTCATTATCCTTATAATACTGTTCTCGGCTTTACTGCTGATGGCTATATCTTTGTTTATTTCATGGTCACTGACAAGCCTCTTTTATCCTCGTTCGGAATCGCCGTTGATGGGAAAATATCTCTCGGACAACTAGCAAGTCAAGGTATTAGCGGAACTGCATGGTATACTGCTTTCCCTGTTAATTCCCAAGCTGGCGAAACGGTTACTTTTTATGCAACTTCTGCTTTTGGCAATCTTTCACCCTCTGACATTATTACTGCTATTAAAGATGGTCAATCAGTTTCATTGCATGGGATTACAATGAATAATTATAATATGGCTGGTGTTGTCGGTTCTTTTGAGTTCGAGCAGGCTGCAAAATATACAGTATTATCAAATTACAGTCTCACTACTGACACGTACCGCAATAACGCTTCGATTAAACAGGCTTTTAAGTTCTCAGAATCTTGGGCAAGGCTTGCGCTTACTGGCATTGATAAGGGGGTAGCCACTTCCGAAGAAGTAGCCGACATGATGTTAGAGTTGAATAAATGGCGCGAACAGAATATCATTACCGATTCGCAGGCTAAAGACGCAGCGGAACAAGCCAAACGAGTTGCAGAAGGTAATTTGTTCGAAGGTGCCATGCAGTCTAATATTTTATCTTTGTTGGGCTTTATGCAGCCATTTATGACCGTTCTCGCGCCTCTTTTTATTGTTTTAGCTGCTCTCGCTGTTTTTGCATTATTAATTAATAAGGGGAAGTCTTAAAATGAATATTTGGCAGTTTATGGGTCAATTTCCTTTCCTTGCTCCTGTTGTAGCAATTTTAGTTGTTTTGCTTGCCCTTGGTACTTATAAACTAATAAGGGAGTTTTTTCCATGGTAAATGTTGACGGATTTATAATTTTATGTGCTGCATTTTTTGCAGGTTTATTAGATATGCCTATCCCCGGTCTAGGTTTTTCTCCTATGGGTCTTATTATTTTAGGTATTATTTTTTCTGTACTTGCTTCCGTCTATGTACCCACTAAAACAGGAGGAGGAAAATAAATGGAACCATTATTTATAAAAGTAACTTTGAACGAAACAACATCGGAACTAGTTCCCTTTGCTAATTTTGGGACCGCTGGAACAAATTCATACCAATGGCGCACAACTACTGTACAGGTTTCTAAAACTACCACTACAGAAGTATTACAGCTTAACCCTTTGGGCGTTCGCGACCTCGGTATAACTTTAGCAGCCGTTTTTACAATCATGATTATAATTCGTTGTATCTTTAGGAGTAAAAAATAATGATTACTACTCAACATACTTTTAGTTTGATAATGTCTACCATACAGGCTTTAGCTTTGCACCGTGTCTTTGTCTTTTGGGTTGTCTTTCTCTTTGCCGTATGGTTCATTATATATTTTATTAGTGGCAGGAGGTGAACAATATTACAATGACAGCATTTCTCGCAGATATCGGCAGTTTTTTCACTGGTATGCTGACATGGGTAGGCGAGGTTATAACCTTCGTCACAGCCCAGCCTATTCTCTTAGTTTTCGTTATCATCGCCGTGACAAGCATTGTTCTTGGTATGGCAAAGTCGTGGTTGCCCGGTCGTTCTTAAGCAACAAAAAAAACAGGTTGGTCACGCCTTGAGCGTGACCCCTGTTTTTATTATTCATTAAATTTCACTCTCTCACTCTCACTCTCACTCTCACTCTCACTCTCTCTCACTCTCTCACTCTCTCACTCTCTCTCACTCTCTCTCACTCACTCTCTCCCTCTCTCACTCACTCTCTCCCTCTCTCACTCTCTCTCTCACTCTCTCTCTCCCTCTCTCTCTCACTCTCTCCCTCACTCTCTCCCTCT